GTTTTACTTACATACTGTTTAAGTATTTTTCCATTATATTCATTATCATCAAGCCACTTAATAACTGATTTTTCTTCTTTTGATAAATCCCATTTAGCATTAGTTATATCAATCATATTAATCTTCCTTCTTTTTATATTGTTGTTTTATTTCATCTAACAGTTCATCAATGGAAAATTCTCCATATTGGATATAACAGTTAATTGCCTGTTCTAAATCATCAGCATTTTCTGCATCTGTTGGAACACAAAGGTCTACATCCGATAAGGCATCAAAGACTGCCTGTGTAGCATCATTTAATTCAATGCTTTTCTTTCTTGCTTTTTGTATAAGCTTTCTTAGCTCTGAAAAGGAATTGTTATTCATATTAATTTTTCTCCTTCAGATAATTTTTACATCTTTTTTCATTGCAATGTATAAAAGGAATCACTTCTCTATTTATTACCATACAGATATATGAATAGTCCGGATGGTCAAATACATCTGCATGATATGGTGTTATATCTTCAATTTTTAAATTCTTACAGTCTTCCATATTAATCCCTCTTTAAAATGATTTAATAATGTTCTGCTTCATTATATCCTAATTTTTCATAAGAAAACTTATACTCTGCAATAACTTCATATTTCTTACCACATATATCACACTCTTTTTCAATTGATATCTGGCAATCTGAATTATTCGCATATATAACTTCCTGCTTTATTATCTTATCATCGTTTCCATCACTATGTCCACAAAAAGGACATCTAATATATCCCATAATAATCTCCTAACTCTGCACTCATAACTAAATAAGCTTCTAACTCATAACTTAAGAATCGAACTCTCCTGCTATATACAGTTTAGCAAGGTTATGTCCTTCTTTCAACTGCCTTGAAGTAAACTCAGTTATATTCTTAAATTCACCTGATGAATCTCTTATATAGATTTCAGGTCTGTTAAGTTCATTATCCCAAGCATATG